ACGGGGAGGAATTGGTATGCTCGTCTGCGCAGGCAGGCTCACAGGGCGAGACAGGTTTCGCGGAAAATATAGGTCATATAGAACCTATAAGCCCTATGTCTACAGTAAAAAAAAAGCCCGAGGACAGGGCCATTGAGGCGCAGGCGGAGATAGACCGCCTGGCGGACGACGCGATGAAAGATGCGATAGGCATATTTGAAACTTATACGGGTGCTGTCAAAGGGTTTCTGGAATCCGCGGAAACGCTTGCCTATGCGCGGGATAATATCATGGGCCTCTATGCGTCGCTGGATTCAGCGCCCCTGGCCGGGTCTTTAACGGACGCCCTGGCCGGGGCCGACCGGATCGGGGTGGAGAGCGTCAAAGATGATTTGAAATCTGAAATTTCAGATTTGAAATTCGCCGATGCGCTATGGGGCAAGCTTCCTTTTGATGAGGCCGCTGATTATTTCAAGGCGAAGTCCTTCACCCTGGCGGGCGTTACAAAGGCGGACTTATTGTCCGGGGTCAAGGATGAGCTTGTAAGGGCGCTGGAAGACGGCATATCCATCGGGGAATTCAAAAAATCAGTTGACTCGATGTTTGACAGGCACGGTTACACCAGGCTTTCGCCTTACCGGATAGAGACCATCTACAGGACAAATATACAATCCGCATACCAGGCGGGCAGATACCGCCAGATGACCGACCCTGCCGTGCTCAGTGCCCGGCCATACTGGCGATATTCCGCTGTAATGGACAGAATGACCAGACCTGCGCACGCGGCCCTGAATGGCAGCATCTTTAGGGCCGATGATCCTTTCTGGCGGACATGGTATCCGCCCAATGGGTTTAACTGCCGGTGTATGGTTACAACCCTGTCCGAAAGGGATATCAAACGCCGCAACCTGAAGGTTGAGACGGAAGATCCAACGGGTGGATTGATTGAGCCCATTGACCCTGTGACAGGCGAGGTGTACCCGGCGCAGCCGCTGCTGCCTGATCCGGGATGGGGCGGAAGCCCCGGATCGCTTGAGAAGCTTCTTTCCGGCAAACCGGCAGGGCCGGGGCGCATCGAGTGGAAGGAGTCGCCGGATCAGTTAAAGCCGGATGAGATGGGAAGACCCCCGGAAAAAATGATCCCGGCCATATTTTACAAGCCATCGCCCGGCAAGACGCCCAAACTTGAAACCATCATGGAGGATCAGAATCTGAGCAGGGCCGACGCCCTTGGCCGCATCGAGGACGAATACCGCCGCGTCATGGGCATCAGTCCGAACGATACAATGGGCGTGTTGAAGGGGCCTGACGGGGAGATAATGAAAGTGGAGATCTCATTGCTTGCCCATGCCATGCAAAAGAGGGCGGACGGCAGGGAGAGGTATATCCCGTACATGAGAGACGTGATTGAAGACCCTTATGAGATCATCCTGACTGAGTATATGGCCGGGCCGGCCAGGCGGAAGGCAAGGAAAAAATATATCGGCCTCTACACGGATGAGACCGGTGAGGGGGTGGTGATAGTGGCTGAGCTGACTCCTGATGGCGGGACCATGTGGAATGTGATGAACGCCAGGGAGGGCACGATTGACAGGCAGCGCAAGGGGCTGAACGTTCTCTACGGGAAAGAATGACAGGCTGGCGGAAAGGCCCGGGTCTCCGCCATCCTCCCTTTTATGCGGTCATGGCCCCCGGCGGCTATCGCATGCAATTAAAGATAATTTAACCGTTAGAGGGGGAAATGTCAACAGATGAAAGACTTCAAAGGATTTGACGACTGGATCGAGATTTTCAGGGGCGGAAAACAGACCGACAGCATGGGCCGGAATCATGATGGTGACGCGATCATTGAAAAGGCCGTGGCGTCATTCGACGCTGCCAGACACGAGCCTCCTCTGGTGGCCGGGCACCCGCAAGACAATGCACCCGCATACGGCTGGGTGGAAGGGCTTGAGACCAAGGTAAAGGATGGGGCCAAGGTACTACTTGCAAAATTCAAACAGGTGGTTCCGGAGTTTGAGAACCTGGTGAAACGCGGCCTCTACAAAAAACGGAGTGCATCGTTTTACCCGGACGGGAGTCTGCGCCATGTGGGGTTTCTGGGCGCGGCGCCCCCTGCTGTAAAGGGCCTCGCGGATATCGGCTTTAAAGATGGCGATGACGCCATTACCTTCGATTTCTCAGACGAGGGGCTGAATACAGTCAGCCGGATATTCCGCAAGATCAGGGAATATCTGATTGAAAAGGAAGGAGCGGACAGAGCGGACTCAATCATCCCGGACTGGGATGTCGAGTATATCAGGAATCTGGCGGACAGGGACCCGCCTGAAGAGCAGGCCGTCATGGCCTATGGGGAGAGCAATCAACACAACCGAAAACAGGAGGGGAACAAGATGGCTTTTAAGGACCGATTAAAAAACATGTTGAGCTTCATGGGTGTAGACACAAGCAAGATTCCGGATGACGCATTGCCGGACATGCCGCCTTCAGGAGGCGAGCCAAGTTTCACCGAGGCGGATCTGGCTGCGGCTAAACGCCAGGCCGCTGAAGAGGCAAGGCGCGACGAGCGCAAAAAGGCCGATGCCGAGTTTGCGGAAAAAGAGCGCACGAGGGCCACGGAGGCACGACAAGGGGAGATCGCAAACTGGTGTGAGCAAATGGTCAAAGAGGGGAAAATGACGCCTGCGTGGGTCAAATTCGGGATTCCGCAGATACTTTCCTTTTTGGCGTCGAAGGATGACATCATAGAGTTTGGCGAAAACAAGGAAAAAGCTTCTCCTTATGACAAGTTGAAGACATTCTTCGATACGGAGCTGCCCAAGGTAGTGGAGTTTGGGGAGATCGCCAGAAGGGATGGCGATGTGGGGGCCGGAGGCGCAGGAGTGAAATTGTCTGCCATCGTGAGGAAGAAGATGTCTGATAACCCAAACTTGTCCTTCAGCGAGGCGTTTAAGGCTGCCCAGGTGGAAAACCCGGATCTCGCTCAGGAGTACTCCTCTGAGATAAGCCCTAAATAATAACAACAACATTATAGGTGTGGAGGGAATACGTTATGACGGAAAATGCAATCTGGAGAGAAACGTTCGAGGCGGCAGAAGACCTGTCGGATTACCAATATCATTTCGTAATGATTAATTCCAGCGGCAAGGTCAGGCTCCCGGACGCTGTGGATGAGGTTGCCTTGGGGATACTGCAAAATGCCCCCGAAAGCGGGCAGGCAGCGTCGGTGATGATAGTAGGCAAATCAAAGCTTGTGGCCAACGCGGCCCTGACTGTAGGCAAGCTTGTAAATCATGAATATGTCGGCGCAACCGACGCAGGCAAGGGCCAGGATGCCGGGACGTGGTGGGACTCCACCAGGGGCCTTGTAGTGGAGTCCGCGGGGGCAGAGGACGATTTGTGCTCGGTTATCCTGTTTAACCCCTTTGGACGCGCCAAGGGCGGGCGGATGTCTCAGATGACTGTCAGCGCCAAGACCTCTACTGTCACTCTCACTGCCGCGGAGCTTCTGGGCGGATTCATTGACGGCACCCCGACGGCGGCCGCGACATATACCCTGCCGACCGGAACTCTTATGGGCGCGGCCCTGAACCAGGTGGGAGTGGGAAATGCTATTGAATTTACCATCAAGAACTCAGCCGGAGGCGCGTACACGATTACTGTGGATGCCGGCGCCGACGGCACGGCGAAGGGCACCATGACTATTGCACAGAGCAATTCCAAGAGGTTTCTGCTGATCATGACCTCTGCTACGACATATGACGTCTACAGCCTTGGCACCGTGGTGCATTAATTAATTCAACCGGATCTGAAAGGAGGATTTAAAACATGGCTCAACCTGACATTAAAGAACAGATTGTTGCGGGGCCGTTGCCCGGCGTATCCATAGTATACCGGAACACGGACTATATCGCAGATAAGGTCTTTCCGATCATAGACGGCGCCGACCCGAAGGCAAAAATAACTAAATACAAGAAGGGCGCATGGTTTAGGGACGAGGCCGGGATAAGGGCCGCGGGCACAAGGGCAAAGCGCGGCGGATACGTTTTGGACAGCGTATCCATAGCCACGGATGAATATGCATTCGCCAAGGAAGTGACGGATGAGGACCGTCGTTTCGCCCGGTCCCAGGGGGCTCCGGTGGTACAGCCCGAAACGGACGCAGTGGAATTCGCGACCGACAAGGTGGATTTGAAAAAAGAGAGAAGGGTCTCGGCCCTTGTGACAGCCACCACATGGGTTGACGGCAACTCCGGCGGAGAGGACGCGGAAGGTTTGTGGTCCCCGGCTGGCGCTACCAATACGTTTCTGCCCGACATAGCAACCGGACAGAAGGCCATTAAGGCCGCGACAGGTCTTGTCCCGAATTGCCTGCTCCTTGACTACAATACCTATATGGCGTTGAAGGAATGCGAGGCGATCCTGGACAAAATCAAATACACCCAGAGGGGAGTCTTGACCAAGGAGCTCCTGGCGGCCATTCTGGATCTGGATGAGGTCATGGTGGGCTCCGCCATTTATTCCGATGCGGAGGAAACAGCCGCTGGCGATGATTTCAGTGCCGTGGATATCTGGACGGTAAACGCTGGCAAGGGTCTAGGTTTTCTCTTCTATCGCGCACGCAAGATGGGACTGAAAGTTATGACCGCCGGCGTGCAGGCGCGCATAGCCTATGAGGGCGGCGGGCCGCGCAGAATCTCAACCTGGAGGGAGGCGGCTGAACACCAGGATGTCTACGAGGTCGCCGAGGAAACGGATATCGCAGTTGTGGCCTCGGAGGCAGGGTATCTGTGGGCTGACACCTATGCGACCTAGTCCCAGACCTTGATGAACGCTATAAGGAGAGCTATGAAAATTAAATATTTAGGCCCCAGTCCGTCGGTAAATGTCGGAGGCTTCGGCGAGCATCTGAAAAATCAGGTGGCAGACTATCCTGATGATGTTGCCGAAGAGCTGCTGAGTACCAGCAAAAAGCAGAGGTTCGAGGCAGTGAAGACCAAGAAAGAGGAAGGGGACAAGAAAGATACAGAGGTTGAAGCCTGATGGCCTACGCAACCACGGACGATATTCTGATGCAGTTGCCAGAGGACACCCTCATCGACCTGACGGACGATGAGGGCCTCGGCGTTGTTGTAGATAACGTTGTAACCAGGGCGGTTGAAGACGCGGATGAGGAGATAGACGGCTTTCTGGCCGTTCGCTACGCTCTGCCGTTTTCCACAACGCCGCGGCTTGTCCGGAAGTTTTCAGTAGATATCGCCATCTGCAACCTCTATGCCCGCAAGCCCGGGACAACCCCTGATGAACGAAAAGAAAACTGCCAGAGGGCGAGGGAGATGCTGGGTAAGATTGCCGAGGGGAAGCTCAACCTGGATGTTCCGGAGCCTAATTCCGACGCGGACTACGGCGTGCAGGTGACGACCGACAAAACCGATCGCATTTTCAGCATGGGGCGGACCTCGGACAGCTCAGCGGGAACGCTGGATAATTTTTAACAGAAGGAATAGGTCGTACAGGGCTTATAGGACGTATACTGAAGAAATGAGCGGCGCATTTTTACAGATTGAGGTGAAGGATCAGGGTTTGACCGATCTGGTTAACCGCATTACCGGGCACATGTCCGATATGACGCCGGTGTTCAGCGAGATCGGGGAAGTTGTCGCAGAAAGCGTTCAAAGAAACTTTGAGGAGCACAGGTCTCCTGAAGGAAAGAAATGGGAGGAGCTTTCCCCTGGATATGCCGTGTGGAAGGCCAAGAAAGGCAGAAACGCCGCGGATATCCTGATCCTCAACCGCATCCTGATGGGATCCATCCACCCGAAGGCGGAGCGCGACAGGGTGCAGGTCGGGACAAACGTCGTATATGCCGCCGTACATCAGTTCGGGATCGGCAGGCGATCGAACCTGAAGACCAAACGGGAGATGGGCGCAATTCCGGCAAGGCCGTTTCTGGGCGTTCGCGACGACGACTGGCCCGAGATAAGGGCCGCGGTGGAAGAATTTTTAATCGTGAACGTTTAATCAATTGTGAATGCTTAATGTTTAATTTTTAATTAATGAATTACACCTTAATCCAACATTAAAAATTCAAAATTCAAAATTAGATTATGTCCTACACCGGATACACCGTAGAAGATATCGAGGACGCGATCATTGCGACGCTTAAGGCCGACGCGACGCTTGCGGCCTATGTGCGGACATTCGAGCGCATGCCCTGGGAGAACATAGCGGAGCTGGAACGATTGCTGAAAAATTACCCCGCCATTGTTGTCGCCTACCAGGGAGGCGCTGACGACAATGACACCTATGGCGTGTGCGGCCAGGGCGCCAGGTTCTCCCTCCTGTGCGCCAATCAAAGCGTCCGGGCCATATCGTCCGCCGCGCGGTTGGCAGGGATGACAAACGGCGTATACGGCATGCTCAAGGATGTGCTTGAATGCCTGAATTTTTCTTCCCTGGGTCTGGACATTATCAGCTGTATTTCAACAGGAGTGCGGGTTGTAGCTGTAACGCCGAGTTTAACAATATTTTCCCGTGATTTTACCGTCACATGGAGGCTGGTTTACGGCTGAAAAGTTGAAAAAGTTACAAGTTAAAACAGTTCAATGGGTAAAAAGTTCCGCTTCAACTTCTTCAACTCTATCAACTTCTTCAACTTTTTTAACTAAGGAGGTTCATCATGCCATTGTTGGATAAAAGGGCGCAGCTTGCGGCAAAGATAGAGACGACCGAGGGGACGGCGGAAACGCTTTCCGCCGCCGATGCGGTGCTTTCGGGCGCAATCAAATTTGACCCGGAAATCGAGGTGGAGGACCTTAACCTGGTCAGCTCAAGCCTGAGCCCCTTTGCCGGGGTTGCAGGGGGAAGGCAGGCCAAGATGAGCTTTGAGTGTCCGCTTAAGGGCTCGGGCACGGCAGGCACTGCCCCTGAGATAGGAAAGCTTATCAAGGCATGCGGGTATACGGAGACTGTTGTCGCCTCCACAAGCGTTACATATACGCCCGCATCAACCGGGATACCCTCGTTGACCATAGCAAAGTATGTGGACGGCAAAAGGTATCTGATGGCAGGGGCGCGGGGGAATTTTTCGATAGATCTCAAGGCCGGAAAGCCCGGAAAAATAAAGTTTGATTTTGTCGGCACCGCCATCGCCGATTCCGACACGGCCCTGCTGACCGCGGTCAACTACCAGACAAGCCTTGCGCAGCCTTTTCAGAACGCATCGTTTACAATAGACAGTTATGCCGCGCTCATCGAGGCGCTCAGCATTGAGAGCGGAAACAAGATCGAGCTGAGAGACAGCGTCAATGCCGCACATGGCTATCTGTCCGCCATTATCGGCGAGCGCATGGCGAGCCTGAAGCTGAACCCGGAGGACGTGCTGATCGCAACCCAGGATTTCTGGGCCGACTGGGAGACGGGTGCATTGGTGGCCTTGTCGGCGCTGCTGGGTGCGACCGCGGGAAACCGGCTGACCATCACAGCGCCCAAAGTGCAGTATAAAAAGATAGGCCAGGGAGAGAGAAAGGGCCTTGCCACCTATGAGATAGAGGCCTCGCTGATAAGGAATTCAGGGGATGACGAGCTGAGCCTGGCGTTTACGTAAACACCAATACAGGTCATATACGACTTATAGACCCTATATTTTTTTCGGAGGAAATCATGGCTGTATATGTTTCAAAAATTGAAATCAAAGCCCTTACTCGGGGCGATGTACGGCGCCTGCGCAGGGATGGAATTGTATTGAAGGCGATAAACGACCTGTCCGACGAAAAGCAGGATGAAATGCTGGACCATGTGCTTGCGATCGCTTGCCCCCATGTTGACCCGGAAACACTTACTCCAGGGGAGGCGATCTCATTGTTTGTCCGGATCGTGAAGGCATCGTTTGCCGATGGTAACGTCCTAAAAAAGTCAGAATCGCCGCTGCCTTTAACATCTCCGGCAGACGGCGGTATGAGTGCGGAGAATGCAGGAGCGCAGGCCTTGAGCCCCAGCGGCACTGCCCCGGAATTAGCAGAGATAAATGGTTGAGGCCTGATGAGCCTGTCTACACCCTGGATGAAGAGCCACTGTACAGTTGCCCGCAGGCCCTTGTTGATGATGAGGCCATAGAGGCCCTTGAGATGTGGGCGTGGATGGAGAGGGGATTTTTACCAAGGCCGGGCGGCATAGATGATCAGCTGGAGCGGGACCTGGAACTGATCACGGCAGTGGCGGCGCAGGCGAGGAAGAAGAAAAATAATTTTTAATTGTGAATGTTTAATGCTTAATTAAATGATTTTTATCATTAATTCAAAATTAAATTATGTCCAACAATATCGTTGAAATCATCATAAAGGCGAGCACGCAGCAGGCGGCTGCGGCTATCCGGGCTCTGTCGCGGGACGTCAACACGCAACTGAGCCAGGCTGGCAGGGTATCCTCCAGTGCGTGGGCGAGCGCGGGCCGCTCAATCGCTTCCGATATCAGGGGGGCGGCCAGCGGCGTCAAAGGATTGCTGGGCCATATCATGTCATTAAAGACCGCGATAGCGGGCCTTGCCGCGGGTTATGTCGCCAAAAACATTGTTGAGACAGCATCCGGCTTTGAGCAGATGAAGATCAGCCTGGATACCATCACAAAGGGCGAAGGAGCAAAATGGTTCAAAGACCTTAATGAATGGGCAATGAAGATGCCTGTAAACACGCAGGCCGCTATCCAGTCGTTCATCATGATGCGGGCGATGGGCCTGGAGCCCACTATTGCGCAGATGACTACACTGGTGGACACGATGAGCGCCCTGGGCGGAAATGAGGAGACCCTTTCCGGCATCGCCAGGGCTCTGGGCCAGATCATGACCAAAAACAAGGTCAGCGCCGAGGAGCTGATGCAGCTGGCCGAGCGGGGCGTGCCGGTTTTTGAGATCTTGAGACAAAAATTCGGAGACGTGGAGACGTCGAGCCTTAACGCAGGGGAGGCGGTGCAGGCGATTTTTGCGGGCCTGGAGGAAAAATACGGCGGGCAGTCCACGCGAATACAGAGCACATGGAAAGGCCTGACGGAGAGCCTTAAAGGATATTGGACCGAGTTTGCGCGCCTGATGATGGACTCCGGGGTGATGTCATGGATCGAGGAAAAACTGGGGGCTATCGTAGCGAAGTTCGATGAGATGTATAACTCCGGAGAGCTACAGGAGTGGGCGAACATCATAGGGACGCAGATTGTGGCCGGGCTGGAGGCTACATGGACCTGGTTGGAAGACATCTATTATAACGTAACAGCAAACTGGCCCGAAGTAAGGGAAGAGTTCTATGCCTGGGGAGACAGCTTGGGCGTTGTTTGGGAGATACTGAAAGGCATGGCGGCAACGTTGATACAAGTATGGGATGTTGCGGACTGGATTGCAACCGGGCTGGAGGACGCATGGGGCTGGGTTGACAGACTTATAGGCAGGATTGAATATTTTGGGCTGCTGGGAAAGGGCACCGAAATGATCATGGAGCCCAAGATCAAGATGTCTCCTCCGCAGCCGTGGAAGTCGGGCATTGCAGAGATGCAGGCGGATCTGGAGGCCACAGGACAACTTGCTGTGGATGCCTTTGACATGTCGCCTGTCGCGAACTCACTGAACAATATAAAGGGTCAGTTGGACGGGACACTTAATAAACTGTTTACATTGCCGGGAGAACAAATCTACGGCGCAGGGCTGGGAATGATGATGGATTCCTATCTGCTCGGGGAGCGTTGGATGGGCCGCTCAGCCGTAGGCGCAAGCGGGCTTGGCTCATATGCGGCAGGCACGGATTATGTGCCCAGGACCGGCATGTATATGCTGCACAAGGGCGAAGCCGTGCGGACCGCGGATGAAAACAGCAGGCCCGGAAGGGCATCCCTTGCGCCAAATATCAATATCAAAGGCATCAATATCAGCGTATCAGGGGCGAACGTGGGCTCGCCGGAAACCCTGGCTGCGAAGCTGGCCGACGCCCTTGACCGGGCGATTGCGCAGAAGATTAAATACGGCAGGAGCAGCATTGCAGCGGCGCTGGCATAGCAGTAAGCAGTGAGCAGTGAGCGGTTTTTCTTTTACAGCTTACAGCTTACAGCTCACAGCTTACAAAATACAGCTCACAGGTCGCCAACTCTTTTAACTTTAAACTCTTTTAACTTGTAACTTAAGGCCATGTCCTCCATCTATCTATTATATCGCAATATTCTGGAAAACTCGACCGTGACCGTGACCAACGAGAATGCGAGCTATCCCAAGTGGCGGCTGCACGATCGCGATGTTGGCAAGCTGTTTAAGGGCACAGGGACTGCAAATCATACCATACACGCGGACCAGGGCGCGAGCCTTCAATATGACGTTGATACTTTGATTATCCCCTCCGGGCACAACCTTTCAGGCGGGGCTCAATTGGACTGGGAGTACAGCGCGGACAACACGAACTGGTATAACATGGTAACCGCCTGGGCGGGGGCCGCGGGATTGATTACAAAGGAAACCACATATCAGAACAAGCGCTACTGGCGGCTGGTGATGACAAGCCTGGCCGCTATTCCGGAGATCCCGGAGCTGTGGCTGGGGGAAAAGATCGAACTGGCGGATGTGATATCGTGGGGATATCAGGAGGGGCTCCAGGGTAACGTCGAGAGAATGGATTCCCTGTCAGGCCGTCCGCATTTTCTGCAAAACGGCGAAGACCGCGAATACCGGAATTATGCCTGCAAGATCTACAGCCAGGGCGTCCGCGATGACCTGGAGGCGTTTTTCAGCCACAGCAGGGGAAAACCGTTCTGGCTGAAGGACCTGGACGGGTCATGGTATTTCATGAGCCTGGCGGACCCTAATGTGGGGCCGTTCGCCAGGCCGGGGCTGAACAGGTTTGATCTGCAATTGGAGATGATCGAGGTTCTGGCGTGAGCAGTAAGCAGTGAGCTGTAAGCGGTGAGCAGTGAGCAGTGAGCAGTAAGCGGTTTTCCTCTCACAGCTTACAGCTTACAGCTCACAGTTCACAAACAAAGGAGATCCGGTGGGTTTAAACGCACTGACACAGGCCGAGAGGCTGGAATTATGCTTTTTCCAGAGGCTGTATCTTGTCCACCTGGAATTGCCGGGAAAGACCCTGTACCTGTCTGACCGCAACTACACCTACAACTACGGATCCGTGCAGAATTATGAAAATTACCTGTTTGATTTGTCGGCCCTGGCGGTGGAGACGGCCAGGATAGGGGCTAAGCTAAACCAGAAAATCACCCTGACATTCAGAAATGATCGCATATTGAGCGCGGATTCCCTTATCGAGCTGAATGACACATACAGATTCTGTTTCGCCTACGTGCGGATCTACGAGCTGCGCCTGATGTCGTTGGATGAAACCTTTTCAAGTGATGTGAAAGTGCTGGTATACTGTGGTTATTGCGGCCAGCCCTATGATATCACCAGGCGTGGATTCAAAATCGACTGCCAGAACGTGATGCTGGCCAAGCGTGATCTTCTGCCTGTGAAGGTGGTTACAACGGCGATGGACGCAAACGCCGACCCTGACGACCTGGGTAAGTTCAGGAACACAGTCTACGGATCTGTCTCCCACGTGCCGTGCAGGTGCGTCAAGGCGGGTGCCAAGGACAGCCTGGCCGCGGACCTGACCGATTCCGCGACAACCGTCACTGCGAGCGGGGCTACAAAGATATCGTTTCCATCGAGCGGCACGATACAGATTGATGACGAGCAGATCACCTACACGGGTTTCAGCAGCAACCAGTTTACCGGGTGCACCAGGGGCGCCAACTCCACAACCGCAACTGAGCATGACACGGGATCGTCCATATGCCAGGTCCTGTCCGAGTATATCTACGAGATAGCAATGCACCCGGTCAGGACGATCAGCGCGGTATATGTGGACGGGGTGCTTCAGTCCTCGGGCTTTACGACTTATACGGGCCAGACCGGATACGAGCTTTCCGGCTATTCCGGCAGGGCTGTCGTGCGGTTTACTGTTTTACCGGTCATAAGAAAGCAGGTCAATCTGGACGTGAGTGAAGGAAGCCATGATCACGGCTTTTCAGGCACAAGCCAGACGACTCGCTATGGCACGGGCAATACCGGTGATAGCACGTGGACGGATCGGGCGCAAGCCTATGACGGCAATTCCGATACATACGCCGAGAATTCCGACCTGGATGCGGCTGAATATATTAATATCACATTCACGGAAACAAATCTGGGGACGGTGATATCCAGGAGAGTCATCATCGAGTATTTATCTAATGGGACCACAAGTGAGGTTGTGGCCCAGGTCAAGATAGGCACCGCTGCATATCAGGTTTTATATGGCACTGGCGGCACCAGAATTACCGTGATGAAAACATTTACGGGAAACAGTTGGGACCTGGATGTCAGAATAAATGGAGACGGTGATAATAACGGGACTTTTCGGTTATATGAGGTATCTGTCACAGTAGAATATACCCCGGATGTCGCGGCAAACGCGGCAACCGGCGTGGCCCTGACCGGCAACTCGTCCGCCGATACCGTAATAGGCCAATTGGTGACCGCGACAATAGAGGGATACCAGGATGATGCGTCAGGCACCTACACCGGCGTGGCGAACGCCCTGATCGAGCGGCCCAATGCTGTGATAAAGCATATCCTAATGACACTGCTGGGCGTGTCGGGCTCCAATATCGGGACGTCATTTCCCACATCCGGCACATCATACGGATCCACTTATAAATTAGGGTTTATCATGCATGAGATCGCGACCAAGGCTGATGATCTGTTGCAGAAGCTTGCGTTTCAGGCCAGGTCAAAATTTCTGGAATGGTGCGGGAAATTCGAGCTGATATACATGGGATCAGCCCCGTCTCCTTCCGTCACGTTTACCTCCGATGATCTTCTGGAGGAGCCTGTCCTGGGCTTTACCGCCGAGATTGATATCCGGAACCGGATCTTTGCCCGCTACAAGCGCGATTACCGGAAGTCCGGGGGAGATGAGGGCTATGACGCGGTTGAAAGCGCGGGCGATTCCACGTCCATCAGCCTGAACGGCGAGCGCATGGAAAACGTGGATTTGTCCGCATGCCGCACGCAGGCAATGGCGGCGGACTGGGCGGCCTGGTACCTGGCGCAGAAAAAACAGGAGTGGAAAACCATCGAGATAACCGTGCCCTGGGCGGGGAAGGCCTTGAATGCGGGCGAGACGTTCTCCCTGACATGGGATCTGTGGACCGGCCTGACATGGGACCTGGTGGCCGCGGAGACGGACCACATGGCGGAGAGAGTCAGATTAACCGGCCAGCAGTGGCCGAGCTGAGTGAATAATTTTTAATTGTGAATGCTTAATGCTTAATTAAGGAAGTTTTTTCATTTAATTAAAAATTCAACATTCAACATTCAAAATTACTTTGTGAAGGAGAGATATGAAAAAACTGCAAGATGAACCAGATGCCGGGCCGGAAGGCGTAGACACGGTGGAAGAACAGCCCCAGCCTGTTACGGGCATCAATGATGACGTTGTATTTGTGACCAACGAGCTGAAGATTGCCCGTGAAATGGCCGCATCCATGAAAAATTACGAACAACGGCTGGTAGCCCTGGGTGCGGAATTGGCAGACGTCCGGGAGTTGGAAAAAAGGCTGACGGAACTGAGGCCCGCGCGGGAGATCCAGGCGGAGATAGAGGCTGGAAACGCTGAGCTGAGGGCGGCTATTGCGGCGAGGGACTCTTTGCCGGCGCTGGAAGCCAAGGCCAAACAACTGGGCAAAGGCATTTCTTCAAGAGAGGTCAACTAATGGCAATCGAAGACGATCTGAAAACAATCGCTGAATTACAGGACAGGTTCAAGGCTGATCACGGAGTATATTTTGAGATGGACTGGGCGGCGCAGAAGATCGAGGTGCCTACCGAGGGGGATAAGCTGTCTTTGACCAGGATAAAGAGGTTTGTTCCTCCCAGCGCATCACTGGCGGATGCGGCGTTCCCGGATAAAGAGGTGACGGAGGTTCCCTTTGTCCCTACCGCAAAGGCCTGGCGGTTCTGCGTCGGGCGCGGGGTCAGACGGGGCAGGCAGGGTGAGCTTGTATCGGAGTGCTGGTTCTGCACGGCCACACAGAAAAATAAAGACGGCATTGTTACACATCGGATAATCTCGGGCGGGGATGCCGAGATGCTAAAGGCCGATGGTTTGACGGCGTGAGGGATTTGTAAGCAGTAAGCAGTGAGCAATTTTTCTCTTTACGGGTGTTTTAATGGCGAATAATTTTTCAAATGACAGTAATTGTGTCGCGTTATACCTCTTTGAGAATGATACCACGGATTCCAAGGGGAATAATGACCTGACCAATACCGGCATTGCATTCAACACCACAAAAAAAGAAGGGACATATGCAGGTGTATTTGAAACCTCTGATTACGGGGAAATCACCAATGCAAACCTGGATAGTGGTTTTCCCGGTAAAAACGGGGAAAGTTTTACTGCCCTTTCCATTGCTGCATGGGTCAGGTTTTCATCCGGCCTGTCCACATCACAGGTTATAGCCTGCGTTTGGAATGCAACTGCAAATGCAAGATGCTGGGCCTTAAAGACTCTTGGTTCGGCTACAATTCCCAGGTTTGAGTTTTTGAAGGGGTATAATGCGGGGGCATCATTCGAGACCTTTGATCATGCTTACACGTCTCTGGCGACATCAGTATGGTATCATGTACAGGTCTCGTATCTGGAGTCCAGCAAGGTTCTGCTTTTCGGTGTGTGGGACGACACCTATGCAGGATATAGGCAGGATAATAGTCAGGATTTCGGGACTGCAACCTTCGTTCAATCTACAAATGTCGAGGATGAAGAGTTTAATATTGGAAGGTATGGTCAATCCCTTTATTATCTGAACGGCAGCCTTGATGAACTTGCAGTTTTTAAAGATGTTGTTACAGCGAGCGAATTCTCCCAGATCCGGCAGGGCGCCTATGGGCCTGTGAGTCTGACTGTCGCTGACCTTGCTCATAGTCACAGCCTGGACAATGTGGCTGTAACTCAGGCAAACACCCTCGCGCCTGCTGATCTGGCTCACGCGCATGCGCTCGACAGCCCCACTCTGGAGATTGCCGGGACACTGGTGGTTGCTGATCTGGCACACGGGCACGCACTGGACAACGTGGCCCTCACCCAGGCCAATACCCTGGCCGTCAATGACCTGGCGCATGGTCACAGCCTGGACAATATAAGCCTGGCCGGCGTCTATACTCTGGATTCAAGCTTTGAATGCGGGAACGGCGTTGAGGACTCGCCATTTCAGTCAGGCAATACGGTCAATATCGTTACCGAGTGCGACCCGTCTCCGGCCGGCACTTCATGGGGCGACTGGTTTTATTTTAAATTGTCCGGCGTTAATGACATGGCCCCGGAGGTGAATATTGATTTTACCAATGACAGGGGCGGCGGCCCATTGTGGAACACACACGGCAGCCTCAGGCCGGTCTGGTCATATGATAGGGCCACCTGGACCAGGATCTCGTCGGTCAGTTACAATTCCACGTCGCACATCTTAACCTTCACCCTTCCCACTATGGCCGGGAATGACGTCTATCTGGCTATGGACGTGCCGTATTCCTACTCTGATTTACAGACCGATGTGGCGGCATGGGACGAGAGCCCTTATTGTACGGTTCAGACACTTTCCTACGGAGGAATTTCGACGAGCCAGGGTGGGCGCAACCTTTATTACCTGAAAATTGAGGAGCCTGGATATTATACTAACCTTTTTGATTTTGTCATCACCGGAAGATCGCACCCCGGCGAGCCTCAAGCGTCTCACCATCTCAAGGGATTCATTGACTGGGTTTTGTCCGCCGATGCCGCCGCCATAGAATTCCGGCGCAAAAGTATTCTGTACATTTTCCCGATGGTTAATCCTGACGGTGTTGTTGCTGGCCGTCTGAGATCATACAACGACGGCACTGATGCGAACAGGAATTTTGACGCAGTTAACGGGCCGAGTTCAACCTATGAGCCGAATGAGACCTTCCTTGTGCATAGTCAAATCCATGCAGTCAACGCAAACGTAACCCTTTGCCTGGATAGCCATTCAAATAACTATACCTCGGCCCGGCTTGTGTATGACTCTGTTCATGATGATTGGACGACCCAAGAACGAAGCGACCTGGTCGCAGTATTGAATGGACATGATACAGCCGATTATTGGTACGACTCCATCCAGGATATGGTCGCGGAGGATACGACCGGATGGCGGTGCGGGCAGATCACCCAATACGGTTATCATGCCCTGGGGATTGAGGGCGGCATTTATGCCGACAATGCCGGGGTTTACCCGACGGCCGCCCAGCGGCGGACGGCTGGCGGCGTGATGCTGCAATCCTTGATTGATTACAGCGAGGCCGCGAGCATTATCCTGGCGGTTGCCGACCTTGCCCACGGGCACGCCCTGGATAATGTCACGCTCAATTTGGCCGTCACATTGGCTGTTGCAGCCCTGGCGCACGGGCACAGCCTGGATAATGTGGCCCTGACCCAGGCTAATACCCTGACTGTCGGCGATTTATTGCATATGCATAGCCTGGACAATGTGGCTATCACGCAGGCCAATACGCTGGCAGTCGCAGATATGCTGCACGGGCATTCCCTGGACAGCATGGCCCTGACCCAGGCCCATGTCCTGGCGGTCGGCGATCTGGCGCACGGGCACATTCTGGACAATGTGGCGCTGTCCAGCGCAATGATGCTGATTGCCGCTGATCTGTTGCACGGGCACAGCCTGGACAACGTGGCCATCACCCAGGCGCACGTCCTTCAGGCGCAGGATTTATTTCACCTGCACCCGCTTGCCCCTGCATTTCTGCTTCTGTCTGGTGCAACGCCATTAATGGAGTTCACCGGGAAGGCCGGGGTGTTCGAGTTCACAGGGAAAACCCAGGTGTTTACGTTTAACGCTACCGCAAATTAAGGAGAGCCATGAAAAACAAGCAAGATTTACAAAGAACACGGATAGACAAACCAAAGCATGTGACCCTGGAGGTCCAAAGCCTCCGGCATGAAGTCAAAACTGCTTTAAACAAGGAGAACAAATAATGGCGAAGAAAGTAAGTGATGCGGTACTGGATGGGGCTCTGGACATAATCGCGGCAGCGACGGAGTTGTATATATGCACTGCTGAACCGGCAGACAGGGCGGCGGCGATCTCAACGGCCTTGATCTCGGCGCACACGCTGGCCAGCGGCGATTTTGCAAAGGCAAATGGCGATACCAGTGGCCGCAAGATAACCGTTGCCCAGCAGGCAAACCTGTCAATCACGGCAAGCGGCACTGCTACTCATATCGTGCTATGCACGGCAAGCGCCCTGGTGCTGGTAACCACATGCACGTCTCAAGTCCTGACATCCGGGGGCACCGTGACAGTGCCCGCCTTTGACGATGAGATAGCGGACCCGACCTAGTCTGCTGGGGGTGCAACGATGGATTTCGACCGGCATAAAAAGATCGAGCTGAGATATTTCTCTGACAACCTCGGCCCATATTCGTTTAATTTCGCCAGGTCGCTGCCAACCGGGGACACGATTTCCGCGGTATCTGTAACGGCATATCTGGGGGATGTGACCCCGGAGAGCGACCTGGCGGATCAGACAGATATCTCGGACGAGGTGATTGACCCTGGTTACACCCCACAAGTCGTTGACGACACGAGCGTGTCATTGCGGCTCAAGTATCCGACGACAACCGACTACAAAGGGAAATCCGGGACGCTGGTATTCGAGATACAGACGGCAGCCGGAATGGAGCACCCGTACTATTTTAACGGGCTGGAGATTAAGTAATAGGAGGTGACCGATGGCAGGGAGTTATTGGTAATGAATTTTTGATGGTTCTAGCGTTGAGCACTCTTTAGCAATAAGTGTGCCAACCGGAAAGAAATCCCTGATAATTACCCGTAAACGATGTCTGTCGAATTGGCCCTCCAAATCGAACAGGATTTTTGCGCCCTGAAATCCTTCCCCAATAATCCCCGTTTTTTAGTCGCAGAATAAGTTACAACTAGTCGCAAAATAAGTTACGCCTGTAA